ATTCTTGGGCCAGCTAATCACTGACCAATACAACAACGGTGCTGAGTTATTTGCAGACAAGCGAGCCTTTGCATGGCGCAAGCTTTCATCTGATGTGCTGACTAAGCTTAGCCCGATGATGAAGAGCGACACTGTGATTGAGGGGCGAAGGATTGGACAAGTTTTGTCCAATTACATAAACATGCAGACTGCACTTGGTGCCGGCAATTATGCAGGCATCAGATTGAAGATTGATCCTAATACCATATCCTACCTTAACTTTTACTTAGCGGACATCAACATCGCAATCACATCTGGGAATACCAATGTACCGATCTTGATTTTCGACATGACAACAGGCAAACTGCTTGAGTCATTCACTTACTTCCAAGGCTCCGTTGACCAGTACCTTGGAAAGACATTCACCTCAGCACGGCGCAAGATGGACATTGCCATCGTGTATGAGTCCACCATGAATGCTGTGAAGTTCACGCCAAAGAAGGGTACTTGCACAAGTTGCGGAGGCGGTCCAAAGGAATCGCACATCTGCCCTTTTGTGGATGCGATCGGCATTGAGCTGACAACAGATGGCACGAATGTGCTGACAAGCAAATCGAGCAAGTACACCGCTGGCATGAGCATCAACTATTCAGTGAGCTGCGACCGCCAAGGATGGATCTGCTCGATTGGTGGCACGATGGCCTTGTCATTAGCCTATGCCACAGCGGTTGAGATTTACAACTATGCGCTCACAGTTAGCCCGAATCAAAGGGTGAACACAACTGTCATTGTGAATCGTGGGTCTAACAAGACCGAGTTGCAAGAGGGCCTAATGGCAGCAAGAGATATCGCAGCTTCAAGATATGCAGACGAACTTAGTGCGATGTTGCAGAACATGCGCCTGCCTGATGACACGCACTGCTGGGATTGTAGGCGCAACATGAAGTACGTCACAGCACTTCCATAACATGCCGACACCTGCCGAAATTCAGAAGAGTCTTGATAACTTGTATCAGGGATTTACATCAAACTTTACTGTTTTGTATGCACCTGTTCGAGAATTAAAGCGCATCATGTTCAAGCGGATCTTTGGCACAGGCTCATCAGGAGGAAGCAATACAGCAGGCGAGAAATTGCCTACCAAGCCATACAGCACAACGCCAATTTATGTAAGCCCTCGCAGCCTAAGAAATGCACCATCGAAATTCAAGGTCGGCAAGAGAGGTACGCCTATTAAGTCGCTTTTCTTCCCAGGCGGTTATGCGCAACTTAAGCAAGGTACATCTGCCAAGCTTCCATTGGAATTGACTGGAAGATTGAAAGGTGGATTCTTGTCGGAGGAAGTAATCACAGAAGGCTTGGAAGCTGCAATTGCTTTGCCTGGATCTGAGACTGGCAAGGTCGATGGTCTTGAGGCTATGTACGGCACTATCTTTCTGCCGACCAAGGAAGAGCAAGAGGCAATGCTTGAAGAGCATGCCATCCTACTTGCCGAACAAATAACCAACGCAATGAAGAAATCATGAATCTACTTTCTACCATACTGGACAGACTCAACCAACGCATTGAGGTTGGCAATATCTTCGATCAGATTTACGGCCTTAGCGAGGCCGTAGGCGAAGGCAATGACAAGGCGTGGGCCTTTTACATTGGCAATGGTCAGGCGATTCCTGTGACGAACTTTGATGCAAAACAGGGCACATTTTTCTGGGCCAAGCGTGGCAAGATCACAGTGGCCAAGAATGACTCTTTGAGACTGGCTGGATGCAAGTCTATTTATGAGACACGCTTTAGCATGACCGCCTATGCAATGGTTCGCAAATCGCATTTACCTTGCGACTCTGCCGATGCGCAGGACTGGGTAGCATCGAGGGTTTTGAGGTTAATCAGCGGAACGGATCCGCAATTCAAGACCGCCATTGGTGTCATCGCTTATGAGGTTGTTCCCAATGGCTACCAGAATGAGATTCGGTACTTGCCAGTGAATTATGAATGGGCCGCTGTTGCGATTGATGTGGATGTAAATGTAAGCACCTCAAGCGAGGACGGCTGCTATGATACTTGCGCAACTGGTGACATCCCTCTGCCAGACTTCGAGCCATGCACGCCATGCCTTACCGAGGTTGCTGTTGATGGCATTACAATAATCGGAAATGGTACGGCAGGCGACCCCTTAATAGCAATTGGTGGCGGTGGTGGTGGCGGTGCTTTAATAGCCTTGCCTTTTACAAATGACCATCTAAGCGCAACGGGCAACGCTTACGCAGTTGGTAACATCGTTTGGTACAATGGCAACGTTTATCGCTGCATCGCTGCGAACGATTCAATATTGCCAACTAATACAAGCTATTGGGTTAATCTTGGCGCAGGATTTCCAACGGTTCAACAGCCCTCAGATTGGAACGCTACAAGCGGCAACAATCAGATATTGAATAAGCCAACGATTCCCGTTTTGCCTGCGACCATTGTTGAAGACGTAACCGCAACCGCGCCACTAAGTTCAAGCGGTGGCACTACGCCTGACATAAGCATAAGCCAAGCCGACACCACAACAGACGGATACCTCAGCAGCGCAGATTGGAACACCTTCGATGGCAAATTCGATACACCAACCGGAACAAGCTCGGACTACTTAGATGGAACAGGCGCACCTCAGCCATTCCCAACCCTTACAAATGGAACGGTTACATCGGTTGCGGCAACAGTACCGAATCCAACAAATCCTGCTTTCAGCGTTGCAGTACCTAACCCAACCACTACCCCAAGCATTGACATAACAGCCAACGGACTTGTAAGCCAGTACGTTCGAGGCGATGGCTCTTTGGCAAATTTTCCTTTAGGCGGTGGCGGTGGCGCATCGGTTAACTATTATCTCAACGGGTCAATAAGTCAGGGCACGATTGGAGGCAATGCTTATTTTCAAATGAGCCGCACTCCAGTTCTCGGAGGTGGCACGGACTTCACACGCACAAACGCGCAAGGCGATGGATACATTGCACAATTCATAACGGATGCAGGCGACCCAAGCCTTTTGGCAATCCCTTCAGGCAATTGGAACTTCGAGACCTACTTCAATGCTTCGAGTGGCGGCGGAAATCCGAGCTTTTACATGGAGCTTTACAAGTACGATGGCGCAACCTTTACGCTAATTTCAACAGGGTCTACAAATCCCGAAGCGATTACAGGCGGCACGGTAGTAGATTTGTATGTAAGTGCACTTGCAGTACCTTCGACAACTTTGCTTGCAACTGATAGGCTCGCAGTACGCATTTTCGTAACTACTTCGGGGCGAAACATTACGCTGCACACTGAGGACAACAACCTCTGCCAAGTAATCACAACCTTCACCACAGGGCTTAACGCGTTAAACGGATTGACCGCGCAAGTGCAAAACTTTGCAACGGGTACAAGTGGAACGGATTTCGGGATTACATCGGCAACTGATACGCACACTTTCAACTTACCAACTGCAAGCGCAAGCAATCGAGGTGCATTAAGTTCAGGTGATTGGACAACATTTAACGGCAAGTTTAACACGCCAACAGGCACAACTTCCGAGTATGTGCGAGGCGATGGCACGCTTGCAACGTTCCCGACCTTGCCAGTTGTGTATAAATCCGCTATTGATACAGCAGGATACGTTGGCAATACAAACACGGTTGTATTTACGCAGCTAATTGCAGCAAATACCTTTGCAGCTGGCGATTTTATTCGCGTTAATTATCGCACAAGAAAATCGGGTACGAACGGGAATCAAGTCTTAAGGGTATATGTAAATTCAACGCCTGACTTAGTTGGTTCGCCTATTCAAATCGCAGCCTACAACGTTGCTAATAATGCGAACTTATACAATCAGATTTTAAGGCACATGGCAATTAAGACCTCAACCAATAATACAGAGGTTGTTATTTTAGCGAGTAACACCAATAACGACTACGGGAATTTCTCAGGGGTTACAACTTGCGCGATAAATTGGACGCTTGCTCGCTACTTTGTTTTTGCTATTCAATCGACCAGTTTGACCGATACCAATTTTGGCTCAATGTATTCAATCGAAAAGCTATGATAAACGTAAACATCACATCAAAGGCTATTCAGTTTTTTTCATCCGTTGCGGATGGCGAAATCGATGCGCAACTAATCGCTCCAAATTGGGAGATAGTGGACGAACAAAGTTTGCATATTACTTGTGAAGCAGGCGTGTATTGCTTTGCGACCACAAGCACTACTTTCAACGATAAACAATTTGATAGTTCGGAAGATGCCATTTCGTATCTGAATAATTTGTAAATTAGTGGGCAAATTTTACAACTATGGCAGGCGTTAAAGTAACCGATTTACCAGCATTAGGAACTGCGGCAAGCGATGACATTATGTACATCGTTGACACAAGCACGAACACAAGCAAGCAGATTGAAGTGCAAAATCTTGTAGGCGGTTTGCCCGACATCGAAAGCGGTGCTTGGAATCCAACGGCTACAAATGCAGGTGGCACGAATCCAGTTATTGGTGTTTTAGCAGGTAACTATTCGCGTGTTGGTACTGTTGTAACTTGTACCTTATTCTTAGATGTGCAGATGGATGGTGCGGAATCTGTTGCTAACTTTACATTGGACTTGCCTATTGCATCAAATTTTGCAAACGCCAAAGATGCCTTTGGAATTATTTCTTATAATAGCATAGGCGATGGAGAATTTCAAGGTTGGAATATTTCTGCCGATGTTGCAGGTAGTCAAATTGAAATGCAAGTAATATCTTTATCAAATAGTGCATCATTTCAATTCATCCAAGCAATCCTTCAATACGTTATAATCTAAATGCGCAGCACCTCGCTACTTGGTCTTAATCTAATCAAGAAGTATGAGGGCTTGCGGCTTAGCTCCTACCTTTGCCCAGCTTCCGTAGTTACCATAGGCTACGGAAGTACACGCTACCCGAACGGCAAGAAAGTAATTTTAGGCGAAAAGCTCGCAAGCGAAAAGGAAGCAACTCAATTGCTACTTGCCACGCTTGAGCCATTCGAAGCGGCGGTAAATAAGCACCTACCGAATATTAATCAATGCCAGTTCGATGCTTTGGTGTGCTTTGCGTACAATGTCGGCACGGGTGCGCTGATTAAATCCACGCTGCTGAAGAAAGCCAAAGCTAACCATGCCGACCCTTCGATACTTGATGAGTTCCTAAGATGGAACAAGGCAGGCGGCAAGGTGCTTGCAGGGCTAACCAATCGCAGACGCGAAGAGGCTAATCTCTATTTCTCACTTTGTAAAGTTTAGGGCGCAATTGCCCCAACACAGGCAATGCTTTCGCGTATTTTAACTCATGCGAAAAGGTGTTACTAAACCAAGGCGAATCATAGACATAATTGTCAAGCATTGGCGTAGCACAATCGGAAGCCTTATGATTTTAGTTTCAATCTTTTTGCTAATCTTCAAAGTCATTTCAACCGAAACCCTTGCGGCAATTGTAGCAACGCTAATCGCAGCAGGGTACATTCCAAAAGCCAAAGACGATGCAGCAAGTTCGTAGAGATACCATCAAGATTGCACGCCATAACAAGGTGAATGTAGACACCATGAGCTGGGAGGTTGCAAATGCCGACACAAGCTTTCAGCAAGCTAATCGTGAAAGCTTCGAGTTCGTCATGGCACAGCCAAAGCCAGTGCGTGAACTTACCGCATTCGATACCATTCAGCCCTGCGATGTATCTTTATACCCAGCACCAACGTACTACACCCTCAAACCTCAGCCTGTAAGAAACACGCAAGATATTGAAGAGCCTATGAACTACGATATACTCCTGAATGGTGTTGTGTTTAGCTTTGCCCTGTGGATGAGTGCGAAATACTTGATGGGTTGCGGTGCTGCCTGGAGCAATTTATTTAATGATCTGCGAAGCGAGCTAAGGGCATAAGGCTTATCTTTGTCTTATGGCATCACTGCACATCCTTGAGGCGAGCATCGACCTCTTCTATGTGATTACCGACAGGGATGGAAACATTGTCACCTCAAATGATTTGTTTCGCGAATACGTAAGTCATATTAAGCCCGGCAATATATTGGACATTGCAGCCAATGACAGTGATCGTGATGAGATGCTTGGAGCAATCAGGAAAGCACAGAGCAAAGCACCGGATCCGATAAGAGTCTATTCCAAGACACGCCAGAAGATGTCATCTGAGCGGTACAACATGTGGAATGTTTACTCAATCATGAACAGCGTGCACATGATTGGCATTCAGTTGGTCGATGTGACATCGATAAGCTCGCATGAACATGAGCGGCAGAAGATCCTTCTGGAAGAGTTTCGCTTCATGTTGAGCCACGAGCTTCGCCAGCCATTGACTTCCATTGGTGGCTTGGTGCAGATGATCATGGAACACAAAGAAATTACAGAGGTAGAGCGCAAAGGGATTATGGAGATGATAGCAGACAGCGTGCAGAAGCTTGATGAAGTGATCAGGCTTCTGGTAAAGAAAGCAACAAGACAGCTATGAATGAAGCACACACCTACTTACCAAGCACTGATGATGAATGTGACGAGCGGCTGGTGAAGGTGCTTGCGGTTTACATCTTAGAAAGGGCCATGCCGCTGAAAGTTGCGAGCCAGATACTGCTTTCAAACTTGCGAAACAAGGATCTTTACATGGTGCGATTTAACGAAGTTATGCAATTTGTAAGCAATGGAACAACCTAACTTAAGCAGGCTTTATTTGGTGACAATTACGATTGTCCTTGCCTTGATGCTGATCAGAACTTGCGGAAGCTTGGCCTCAACCGAGGTTGAACTGGAGCGGCTTGGCAATGCCAATGACGAATACACCATGCGAATTGCTGAGGACTCGGCCAAGATTTACAGCCAGTCGCAAACCATTGTGAGCAGCGAGCGCAAGTTTGCAGAGCTTGAAAAGATAAACAGCAAGCTGGAGATCAAAGCAAGCCAAGCCGTGCAGTACAGGACCAAGACAGTGATTCAAACCGAATTCGAACTTGGTGACACGGTGTACATCGATAGCTTTCCGCATTTGCGCCTGCCAAGATCATTCGGGCGTGAAGGTAAATGGCTATCGATAGGAGGCACGATTAACCGCGTAGGAAGGCTTCAGATTGACTCAATGATAATTCCGGTAGCTTACACTGTTGCCATCGGAGATACGCTTCGTAAAGGCTCTATTTTGAGAAAGCGTGACAAGGTTGTTCGCATTGCAGTCGACAACCCTTATGTGAGCGTGACTGGCATCAGCAATGTTGTGATTCGCCAGGATAAAAAGTGGTATCAAACCGATGCGGCCAAGATTGGGCTCGGGGCGTTTATTGGTTTCGGCCTGACACGCATAAAATAATTGCGTTGATTTTCAGGCACTTGCGTTTTTTTACGCTGGTGGTTTATTGTTTTCTTTGTTTTTCGCTTGCGAATTCAAAAAAGGGGTGTACATTTGCCTCAACAAAACAACGAAACAA